TCTGTCCGGGTGGCAAAAGAATTTACTTCATCACGTGTTGAGAACCCGTTTTAACAATGGATTGCCTACTATTGTCACAACGAATATCGAACTCAAGAACTGGGCGGGACTCTACGGTGATGCAACTGAAAGCTTTGCAAATGAAGCTTTTTCTTATCTACCCATTACTGCTGCTAAAGGAGACCTGCGTCGATGAAAGAATTTCAAATGACTGATGACTTTCGATTAGTTCAAGTTTTCTTGCCTCATCAAAATGTTTCAGGTCCGGGAATATATGAAGTTTCTGTAGGTGACACCGATGAGTTTAACTGCACTTGCCCAGGATTTTCAGGAAGAGCTAAGTGCAAGCATGTTGCTTTTGTAAAGGCACGCATTGAAACGAATAACGGAACTTATCCTTTAGAGATCTCGAGCAGGGCAACTACTGACGATGCTGCCAAAGCTCAGAAGTCAAGCAAAGACTTCCGCGAGTTCATTATTAAGTTTGGCAAGGTAGAGGTCCTCTAGCTTGAAAAACGGGGACATCAGTAACGAGCTCCCCAGAAGAATAGTTGTAGTCAGCGATGTATTCTTAACGGTAGAGCTCACCATAAAAAAGAAGTTTAAGTTTTTTCCTGTCCCAGAAGTGGACAAGAAGATTAGACGTGACATCTTAAGCTACCTGTATTTGTACACCACTAAAAACGGTGTGACACTTGAACTTGTTTCTTTTGACTTAGATCAAGATGAGTTAGGTAAAACTGTTGATGTACTTGACAGTATGGGTACTAACCCGTTTAGATACTTCTCATCATATGAATCAATAGACCACTTAGTAGCGGAATTGCCGTATCGCCCAGAGGTAGTTGGGGTGTTAGATTTACCCACACGACTTTTAAGATACGGCCATTGGGGATTGGATATAAATAGCTTATGAACAACCAAGCAAAACTGATTAGCAAGATAATTGCAGATCGTGATGCTTCTCTTGTTTTAGAGAAGAACGTCAACGAGTCTTGGTTTTCTGACGCAACCGATAAGAAGTTGTTTCGTTTTATTCAACGACACTTTTCTGAGTATCAAGAATGCCCGAGCATTGATGTAATTCAGGAAAACTTTCCAACATACACTCCAGTACCTTGCGATGACAGCGTCTTTTATTTAATTGATAAATTAACAGCAGAGCGCCGTAAGCAACGCATTGTTGCTACTTTAGGTTCTGCTCTTGAAGCATTAGAGAAAGAACAAGACCACGAGTCTGCTTTGCTTGCACTGCAGAACGGAATGATTAAGCTTGAAGAAGATGGTCTTAATAAGTCTAACGATCTTGAAGTTACAAAGGCTGCAGCAACAGCTATTGCAGATTACGAGTGGCGTAAGAGCAACCCAGGTTTACTTGGAATTCCTACAGGGTTTAACACTATTGATCAATCAACGTCAGGTCTACAACCAGGACAGCTTGTTGTAATCATTGCTCCGCCAAAGACAGGTAAGTCAACACTTGCTTTGCAGATTGCTATTAACGCACAGTTGCAAGGGCACACTCCAATGTTCTACTCCTTTGAGATGAGTAACTCAGAGCAGTTGAGCCGTTACTACGCTATGCGTTCTCGTATTTCGCACAAGCGTTTAATGACCGGCGCTTTGACTCCTGAAGAAGAAGCTATGTACTACCGCATTGTTAACAACATCCCTAACATGCGCGATAAGTTTTGGTTTATTGATTCATCAGGCGGTCAGACAGTTAGTGGTATCGCTAGCAAGATACAGAGCAAGAACCCTGACATTGTTTTCATTGACGGTACGTACTTGATGATTGATGAACAAACGGGTGAGTCAAACACTCCACAGGCTCTTACTAACATTACTCGTTCTTTAAAGAGACTTGCTCAGAAGATAGAGAAGCCAATTGTTATCTCAACTCAGGTTCTTTCTTGGAAGATGAAGAAGGGTCAAGTGTCAGCAGATGCAATTGGTTACTCATCATCTTTCCATCAAGATGCTGATGTTATTTTCGGATTACAGAAAGAAGATGAAGCGGTAGATGACACTCGTTTACTTCGTGTTGTTGCAAGCCGTAACTCTGGCAATAGCGAAGTTTCTCTATGCTGGGATTGGGAGACTGGTCAATTCCGCGAATTAGGGATGGAAGACCTATGACAGTCGAAGAGATGGAAGACACCCTTACCCGTTTGGGTATGGAGACGATCACAACACGAGGAGATGAGCTGCAGAGTTATTGCCCTGCACATAAGGACAGAACCGGTCACGAGGATCGCAACCCTTCATTTTGGATCAATGCCGACACTGGAGCTTTTATTTGTTTCTCCTGTCAGTTTAAGGGAAATGTTTACTCGCTTATTAATTACGTATCTGGTATTGACTACGACAAAGCAAAGGAATGGTTTGATTCACCATCGCTTTTAGTATCTAGGTTTAATCGTATTACCGAAGAGAAAAAAGCTCCTATTGAAGAGCCCACACTTATTACAGAGTCTATGCTTAGCGCGTTCGTAGACCCCCCTGCAGAGGCGTTAGCTTCTCGCGGTTTAACTATTAACGCGTCGCGTTACTATGAGCTTTGTTGGGATGCTAGAAACGAAAATTGGATTATCCCTATCCGCGATGCAAGAACTCAAAAGTTACTTGGTTGGCAAGAGAAAGGCTACTCAAAGCGGTATTTTAATAACACTCCCGCAAAAATGAAGAAAAGCAACTCACTGTTTGGTTATCAACAATACGTGACTGGGGACATGATTGTAGTTGAGTCTCCATTAGATGTTGTCCGTTTGGCCTCTATTGGCATTACTGGCGGGGTGGCTTTGTACGGAGCTCTCATATCTTTGTCACAACTTACATACATCAAAGGCGCTGATCGAATTATTTTTGCTTTGGATAACGACGAAGCTGGGCGTAACGCTTCAAAAGACATGATTAGAATTTGCCGCGAGATGTCTATGGAAGCGTGGTTTTTTAACTACAGCCACACAGATATGAAAGACATTGGCGGAATGAGTCTTGATGAGGTACGTTTAGGAATATCAAATGCACGACACTCGGTACACGGATTGAAGGCGGTTCTATGATTATTGGATTATCAGGTTACGCACGATCAGGCAAAGACACTGTAGCTGGAATGCTTATGGGTATTCATGGGTACGAGCGTGTGGCTTTTGCTGACAAAATCCGCGAACTTCTTTTTGCTATGGACCCTCTTATTGTGCATGAGGGAAGAGACTTCCGCCTGCAAGACATTGTTGAGTCTAAGGGCTGGGAAGATGCAAAGACTCAGCATCCCGAGGTTCGACGCCTACTACAGGATCTAGGTGTAGGTGGAAGACAGCTATTAGATGACGGTGTTTGGATTAACGCTGCACTTAATGGTTTTACAGAGGATGACAAAGTTGTTGTTACAGACGTGCGGTTTAAGAACGAGGCTGCTCGTATTAAAAATCTTGGCGGACAAATTTGGCGCATAAATAGAGTAAACGTAGGACCAGCCAACGATCACATTTCAGAGATTGACTTAGATGACTGGGGTTTTGACGGCATTATCACGAACAACAGTGACATGCCCAATTTGATTAAACAGATACGCGCCCTGCTAGGGTAGGCACATGACGTTTACGGGGACATTACTACCTTACCAACCAGAAGCTGTTGATCGCATGTGCGAACGACAGAAGATGTTGGTTGCCTACGATCTAGGTTTAGGTAAAACTGTATTAACCATTGCTGCGATTGAGCGGTTAATGGATGAAAAGCGCATTAAAGAGCCAGGGTTAGTTATTTGTTTATCTAGCCTTAAATATCAGTGGCACAATCAGATTGGAAAATTTACAAATGGAACTTCAAAATCTCTTGTTATTGATGGATCGCCTAAGAAGCGTGCAGAACAATACGAAGAAGCCCTTAATTGGCGCAATACTGGCGTTGACTACATCATTCTTAATTATGAACAAGTGGTCAACGATTGGGAGTCCGTACGAAACTTACCTCGAGGGTTTGTAGTACTGGATGAAGCGACAGCTATTAAGTCGTTTCGATCAAAGCGTTCCAAGGCTGTAAAAAAACTGGGTAACGCTCCCTTTAGATTTGCCTTAACAGGCACTCCGATCGA